TCAACTGGAAATCTCGCTGTTGCTGTATCTTATCTCTGCAAGCGCAGCAGAGTTATAATCAACTGAATGATCGACGCGTAATGTAGAATTATCAAAAAAGTCAACACCCGACATAATCATATTGCCGATATTCTCTCGCTGTTTGTCACTGAGGCTGTCCCACCACTCAGGAGATGAGTATGTATTTTCAGCTTTTGTGAAGAAAAAATACAGGAGGGTGTTGAAAATCCTGTCAGTTTGAACCTTAATTAGTGATCGCACAAAACGTCTGATAATTGCTGAAGTTCCCAGCCAACTGAACACTACATATCCCTTACCTTCGCTGGAAAAAGCATTGAAGCAGACCTGTTCCGCCGACACGGTAAGATCGTTCAAATCCTGAATTTTGGTCCCATCAAAATCCCTCTCCGGTGAAAGAATTGACGAAACCGCAATGGGTAATGGTTCTGAAAACGTGAAGACAACACTTTCAATTTCTGAAAACTGTCTGTTAAGCAGAATGCGGTCGAGGCTAGTTTTAAGATTATTTAGTTCAGTTATTGCTGCATTCAAACCGCTTTGATGCAGGCTGACAAATTCCTGAATATAGACTTGTTCGGCCTGTAACTTTCCTTTATCGGCATTTTTAGCAAAATCGGAAGACCGTCTTCCCCCCTCCTTGGCGTAAATTTCTTTAGATAACGAACGAAACATTAGGGCAAAACACTGCTCATCCGTGCCTGTAAATTTTTCGTTCTCTAGACATGAAAATAATATTCTGTCATGAACTGCACAAAATCCGGTAAAAGTGGATGCCTGATTGATACCAATCTTCTCTGGAACCCATCTTCCGTTGTTTTTTATCAGGCTCGGCAGGTTCATTACCACTCCCATAACATGATTACTAGAGTCGGCGATCGCCTTAAGGCTACTGCTCTTAGAAAGCGTGTGCGCCTGAACGATACGTTTGTCACAATCTTCGTGCATGGATGCTGGTGCATAACACGCCTTTCTCTGCGAATTAGACTTTGAAAATTTCAGGGCTTCGGCTTTAGATACCGGCATTTCACGGTCTCGATCGAGATGGCATTTTTTATACTTAAGTCCTGATTTGCACCAGCATTTATCATTTCTTCCTAACTTCACCTTATCGTTTTCCACGAAATTAATACTCCCTGACAAAACATTCACTGAAAAATAGGGGTAATTTACCACTCCAGTAGGTAAAAGATCACCTGCTATATGCTAAGCAATAAATCTTCCTAGCATCATAATCCCTCTCTATCTCAAATCAGGAGTTAACTATGTGCGGAGGAGTGGCTAAATTAGGTAGCCAATATACATGAATTTACCTACTAATAATGGATACACGTATATAAGTGAGCCCCACCCTCAACCTGAGGTCGCTCAATCATGACAGTACAACATCAACCCGCATTAATGACCAATATCCGTAGATTAAATGTTACACAAGCAACGTCCCCCTTGATTAAGGATAGCGTTGCATCAACCTATTGAACTCACAGGACGAAGCAGACTATACGTCTGAGCTTTCAGATTTTATTCGGTTCGCTGCATCTTACACAGATATCAATTACCTATACTCACTTTTCTCTTTCCATCTTCAACACCTCATAAAATGTCCCCCGTCCAAGCCCATCCGACGGCAATTCCTGTTCCTTAGCCAGCGTCTTCAGCTTTCGAAGTATCTGGTCAGAAGCCGGTTTATCCGACGTCCCATAACGCCCATCAGTCTCCTCAACCAGAAGCTGAACCAGCAGCCAGCAGAGTCGGGCAGTATTCTCCCGTGCTTTGTCGCGCTTATGCATTCCACGCAGGGAAGGTTGTGTTGAAGCCGTGAGATCCGGTAGTGCGTCGTCGCCGAGCGTCTTCAGCCACTTGCGGCCACGGCTATTACGCGACAGTTTCATCACCGCCTTCAGGCTACGGTCTTTTACTTCTGACGGCGTCAGTTCGTCATCAATAAGCCGCCAGGCCAGGGCAAACATCTCATCGGCATAGAACATGCGCTTGTTCGCCGGGGCACTGACCATGCCTGTTGCCTTAATGGTCCGGCTGATGGCGTCGTGCAGGATACGGTAGTTTTCCTGATGTTCTTCCGGCAGGGCGTTTGCAGGTTGGGAAGCATCGAGGCCTAGAAGCAGAAGGGCGAGATGCCGCGCTTCCAGAAGCGGCATATCACATTCCCGTTCAAACAGATTCTGACGAATGGGACTGGTCACATTATTCTCCTTCCACGATTTGCAGCGGTTCTTCTGCACCGAGCAGCGCCTGCCGTCTGGCGGCATCAACGTAGTTTCCCCACCACTGCATCAGCGGTCGCCTTTGTTCCAGATAGTCGCTGCGGTTGTAGGCCGCTTCGATCTCGTCTTCTTTCTGGTGTGCCAGCACAGATTCCAGGACTTCACGGGGAAAATGACCTGCGCCTGCGGTCCTGGCGGCTGCGCATGCCGTGGGCGACCAGTTCGCCGCCGAACCCCATGCGGATAAGCGCGGCGTTCGCGGTCTGCTGGTGCATATGCTCCAGTGGTTTGCGGATGCTGGGGAAGACCCACGGACGATGGCGGCTGACGGGCTCCATGATCTGAAGAACGCGCAGCGCCTGTTTGCTAAGCGGCACCGTGTGCGAACGGTTCATCTTCATAAAGGTATCGGGGATGCGCCATTCTGCTTTTTTCATGTCGATGTCGCACCAGCGGGCGCTGACGGCCTCGCCGGGGCGAACCCAGGTCAGTAGCTCCCATTCGATAAGGCAGCGGGTTTCCTTGCGGATAGAAGCGTTCTGTAGCGCCAGCATTAGCCTGCCCAGTTCACTGGGGTGAAGGGCGGGCATGTTCTGCTTTTTTGGTTTCTTGAAGCGGGCGACCAGGTTGTCAGCCGGATTGAATTCGATGAGCTCTTCGGAGATGGCAAAACGGAAGATTTCATTAAGCCGTGAGATGACTCGCCGCAGCGTTTCGAGGATGCCCTGTTCTTCCAGCGGGGTGAGGTGTTCCTTGAGCATCTTCGGGCGGATCTCGGTAACGGGTGTGTTACCCAGAGAGGGGAAGACGTGCATCTCCAGCGAGCGCCAGACATCTTTGGCGTGATCTTCGCTAAGATCGCTGGTCCGTTTCTTCTCTTTGAGCCACTGTTCCGCAACTTTTTCCAGCGTGCATTCATTCTGGATGCGTTTTTCTTCAGCTATTCCTGCTAAGTGTTGACGGGGATCGATGCCCTGATAGAGCAGTCGTCTGTATTTCGTGCGAGTTTCGCGAGCCATGGCCAGTGTAACGACCGGGTAAGGGCCAAGGCTGGTTTTGGTGCGCTTTTTGGTGACGGGATGATAATACTCGAAATGCCAGGCCTTCCTCCCTGAAGTCTTAACCAGCAAGTACAGGCCTTCACCGTCCCGTAGCTCATAGTCTGTGCTACGGGGCTTCGCGCCAGCGATCTCCACATTTGTTAAGGGTTTCAGTTGGTTAGGCATGTTTTAGCACCACGCTTTTTTAGCCCCACGATACCGTGGTGCTAAACATGGTGCCAAAAGCTCAAGATTCATACAGAGATCATGACCACACATGCAACAAAAAAGCCTGCAACTCATTGAAGTTACAGGCTTTTTTAAGGTTCATGATGCATCATGAATGAATGTTTGGTGGGCTGGCGGAGTCTGAATAATTCACGTAATCATCTGTTATTAGGTGACTTTAACCAATTCAACTTTCATTGGTATACCTAAGCGTATACCAATGGCAATTTGTTGCAGCGCTTCCTGCGGTTAAGTGAACCTGTTTTTGGATAGATCACATCAAGAAAAAAACTTTTTTTTAGAAAAACTGTTCACACTATTCACTAGGTATTTTTATTTTTAATATTCAGTGGCTTAATCGGTGAATGGTCGGTGAACAGTGAACACTTTACTGTTCACTTTTGCCGTTTTGCAGGTAAAAAAAGACCGGCGATGCCGGTCAGGGAAGGTTATTTCGCTATGGGGTCATCGCATTTTGGTAGCCAGTCGGCGTTGCTTTCCTCTCTGAGTGTGAGATTGGTCTGTATGCCCTGATTTTTACGGCGCTTTTCATAACTCAGCCCGTACTCTTTCAGCATGGCTGGCAGTCCTTTACCGAACATGGTAAGGCTGAGTGTATTCCTGTAGCCGTGGGCTTCCATGTACGCCAGATAGGCATGATACAAATACAGACGCGGCTGACGCGGGATGATGTTAGCATTGCCAATATACATACCGTCAGGATCCGGCAGTGCCTCCAGATAGCCACAAAAATCAAATGCCGGGTCGGCGTCGCGCTTGATGCTGAGCGCCTCGTCGGAATTCTGCTGTGACTGGAGCAGGGTGCGGGCGGTCATCGGGTCGCTGAACTTCTGCATTAGCTGGCGCACAATCACGGCCAGCTCGCGGGCGATTTTATCCCTGAGCTGCGGGTCGCGTTCCTCCGGGGCAATCTGTTCCGGGAAATGCAGGATCACCCGGCGCCGTGAGACGCCGCCGCTGCGGTCAGTAAAGCGCATCGGGTTATTGTTCACGGCCAGAATCACCGCCGGAATATGGGTGGAGTATGCATCCTTGTATTTCGGGTCTACCGAGACCGCATCCCCGCCGGTGATGGCCTTGAGTCCTGCCCCGTCACCGCTCCATTTTTCCTGGTCAGGCAGACGAATCAGCGAGAAGCCAATCAGCGCAGCACGTTCACGTGGTGATTCCAGCGTTTCGATGGTAGCCGACGTGGCGTTATCTTCCCCGGCAAGCATGGTCGCAATTTCGGCCAGAATACTTTTTCCGCTCCCGCCGGGGCCGGTGACTTCGAGAAAGAGCTGCCAGTCGTAACGGTTCGCCAGAACCATAAACAGCGCGGCCAGAATCACATCGCGTTTTTCCGGTTTGCCACCGGCAGCGCGGTCAAGCCAGCGCCAGAAATGAGGGGCGTGGGTTTCCAGCGTTTCGCCCTCCACCGGCGGGGTGAAATCAACATCACATAGCGTGCGCAGCCAGTGTGATTTATGGTGCGGGCTGAATGTGCCGGTGGCGGTATCGAGTACGCCGTTGCGAAAGCCAATCAGACGGCGCGCAGGGGCGTCCTGCTGCGGAATAATCAGTTTCAGGGTCTCCACCACTGAGGCAATTTTCCCCGACGAGAACGGGGCGCGCAGACGCTGAAACAACCCGGCCACGTCGCGGGCAAAATCCGACGGGGGAATGATTTTCCATATTCCTGCCTCATATCGGGACAGGAGCTGGCCGTTCGCATCCACGGCCAGCGCTTCGCCGTAATGTTCATGCACCCGCATTGCCTTTTCACTGGTGCTCATGGCGGTAAATTCCGCTTCGCTCATGGTAGTGAAAGGGCTGTCAGCCGGAGGCCGGATGGCGTCATAAATGGCTTTCCGCGTGGCCTCTTCACCTTTCTGCATAAACGCATCATTCCAGTCACCGAACACCGGCGGCAGGGCGACAATGCCCTCGCAGGCGTCTGCGGCCGCAGCGGCTTTACTCTGGCCGTTGCCGTTAAGGTCACGGTCGGCGGCGAGGACAATCTGACAGGCCGGGTGTTTCTGACGGGCAAGGCTCGCCAGAGAAAGTAGGTTCACGGAGGACAGCGCCACCATGACAGTTTCCCCGGTCAGGTGATGCACGGTGAGCGCGGTCGCATAGCCCTCCGCAATCCACAGACGTTTTCCTGCCTGTTTCTGCCCCCCGATGATATGGCATGTACCTTTTACCGCTCCGCCTTTCAGGGTGCGTTTGAGACCGTCAGAATTGATAAGCTGAACGTTAACCAGCGCCCCGGCATTGTCATACAGCGGGACAACCATATCACCGGCGCGGAACGTCACGCCGCCGGTTTTGTGTGTGGCCGTCAGCATGACACACTCATGACCGGGGAATCCCTTGTGGGTGAGGTAGGCGTTGCCGCTGGCCGGTCGGGTTTTCTCCATGAGCCTGACGGCCAGCGCGGCCGCCGCTTTGCGGTCAGCCTCCGTTTCTGCTTCTGCGGCCGCAATCACTTCCGGGGCAACCGGCGGCAGATTGCCGGTCACGGCGTTCACCTTTCCGGCGGCCTCGGAGGCCGACACGCCAAATACCTTCTCAACCAGCTTAAGCCCGTCACCCGCGCCGCACTGGTTGCAGAACCACGTCCCGCGTCCCTCTTTATCGTCAAAGCGGAAACGGTCAGAGCCGCCGCACACCGGACAGGCCTGATGGCGGTTTTTAATCACCTTCACACCCAGCGCCGGGAGAATACGCGACCAGTGGCCGCAGGCCTGTTTTACCGTTTCCGTTACGTTCATTTTCATGTTTATTTTCTCCCTCAGTGCAGTACCGGTGCGGTGATATGACGGGCGCAAAGCTCATCCATCACGGTCAGCCCGAGAAAGGACAGCGACGGTGCGGCCTTAAGTGGCCCGGCTTCTATTAAATCTTCCAGCAGTGCACAGGCAATCTGGCGGCCTTTTTCCTCTCCGTGCTGGCGCAGGTAGAAGCCCTCCAGCTCGGCGGCAATGGCGCTTTCCAGCGCGTCGAGGGTGAGGTGCGGATAGCGGTGCTGGCGTTCGCACAGGGTCAGCCAGGCACAGGCCACGGCGCGACGATACAGCGCGGCGCGTAATACGGGCGGTAATGGATTTTTCATACGTTGCCCTCCCCGGTCAGCCAGCGCTGATTGCAGCGCTCTACCACGCCGTCAAGCTGGGCGGTCATGAGGTAAATCACCGAGGTGAGCTGTGACTGCTGCACCGGGTCGCGACGAACGGTGGCGCAGTCCTGCACCTGCATCAGCTCATTGACGAGCTGGCCGACGTTGCGCATATGCTCCAGACATTCGAGGTCACGGGCGGTAATGGTGGTGTGTCTCATGCGCGCACCTCCGCAACCGGCAGACGACCAGCGAACGAGAGGACGTAATCGCGAACGAGGGAAAGACGTGCGGCCTGTTCATCACCGGCAACGGTGCGAAGCATACAGATACGGGGTTTACGGTCTGCGCGACGAACAGCGGCAAACACAAAGACAAACTGCGGGTATGACGGGGTGAGGATCGTAGCCATAAGGGCAACCTCCGTTAGATAGCAGGTTATGCTACCACCGGAGTTTCCACGCTCAGTGGTGGTAGCCCAGACGGGGGTGGAAATACCGGCTCTAACGGATACCGGCCCGACCGAAGTCGGCCCCGCCTGAGCCACCATTACTCGATAGCTGCAAAGGTCATGAAACCATTGCGCAAGTAACAGGTGCACGAGGGCATAGACACAAAAAAAGACGCATGGCGCGTCAGGTGTCGCCGTTAGATTACTCGGGTTTCCACGCCCGGCTGCCGATTTTGCGACAGCGGGAAAACTATACCTGGAAACGATAAAAAGAAGCAAGCCAGAAAAAGGGGCTGTTTGCTGAATGGTCATCATCATGCGTCATAACCCCGGTTGCGTTCGGCAATGCGGTCAGTCATCCATGCGGTGATTTCAGACTGCGCCCACGCCACGTTTTTACCACCGAGGGAGATTTGTTTCGGGAAGGCTTCCCGGCTGATGAGGTCGTAAATGGTCGAGCGGGACAGGCCGCATAAATGCATCACTTCGGGCAGACGGATAAAGCGCTCGTGAACGGTATCAGAAACCTGCATCAACGGCGCGGCAGGGGCGGAAGACGGGGAAGAAAAAGCGGTGTGCATCGGGCTACCTCACAAAGTCCATACAGTGCCGGTCGTGTCCGTCCGGCTTCGGGTAGCTCCTTATTATGTCTATATTTTTCCTCAGGTCATGTGAGATTTTCGTGGAAACAAACATTGACTTTTCGCTATGGCAAACAAAGGCAAACGCTGGCAAACAGATGCAAATCACTGCATTACAATGCAGCAATTTCTATTTCCTTTAGTTATATATTTTCGATTTTTAATCAAAATAAAGTCTAAATGGTATCGGCAGATAAAAACAGAAGGGTGAACAGTAGTGAACAGTCGGTGAACAGTTACACCCTCAACTGTTCACCCTTTATCTGACTGTATTACTTATCTTTTTCTTTTCAGTGAACAGTAGTGAATAGTTATAAGTAAAAAAACAAACAGTGAGTAAGGTTTTCCTGAGACCTTTCTCTGGCCAGCCGGGTTTTGAGTGCTGTTTGTGCCATTTTTGCCACAACGGCAATGAATCGTGTTGTTGTGTCCGGCGCGGCAGAATCTCCTCAGATTGAAACGAAGAGGAGACCCGACATGACTCATACCGCTGTTATTCCCGACTACCTTAAACCTGCAATGGAACGCCTTGAGACTGCCCGCTCGGCGCATCTCGCCAATGCCAGCCGTATGGATGAAACCACGACGGCCATCAGCCAGGTGCAAACGCAAAAAAATGAACTGGAGCAGGAAAACGGCAATGATTCCGGCGCATGGCGCGCCGCCTTTCGTGCCGGTGGTGCTGTCATTACCGACGAGCTTAAACAACGCCATCTGGCGCGCGTGGCACGGCGGGAACTGGCGCAGGAATGTGACAGCATGAACGAGGTACTGTCTTTTGAGCTGGACAGGCTCAAAGGAGCCTGTGACCGCACGGCCAGAGCATACCGTCAGGCACATCACGGCGTCCTCAGTCAGTATGCAGAGCATGAACTTGATGCTGCCCTGCGTGAAAGCTGCGGTGCCCTCATCAGAGCAATGAAACTCAACATACTGGTTCTGAATAATCCGCTTGCTAATACGACCGGGCATCAGGGATATATCGAACCGGAAAAAGTTGTAATGCAGCAGGTGAAAGCGTGGCTTGAACAGGCCGTGAAGGGCTGCAATATCCGTCTGACCGATGAACCGGTGCTGTTTAAAACAGGGCTGTCGGCCTCCACGATGCCGCATATGGAGCATGACGTTGCGGCCACGCCCGTTCAGCGGAAATTCTGGCAGGAAAAAATGCGGGAACGTGAAGCCGACCTGAAAGCACGGGGGCTACTGTCATGATGCGCTGCCCTTTCTGCCGCACGGCGGCTCACGTCCGCACCAGCCGCTATATGTCTGAGAGCGTCAAAGAAAGTTACCTGCAGTGTCAGAATGTGCACTGCTCGGCGACATTCAAAACGCATGAGTCCATCTTTGAAGTGATACGTTCGCCGGTCGTCGATGAGAAACCCGCGCCGGTACCAACAGCCCCTGCACCCCGTCGGGTAAAAGGCTGCTACAGCTCGCCGTTCCGCCATTAATCAGGAGAGACAACCCGTGACCACCCTGACATTACAACAGGCTTTTGAAGCCTGCCAGACGAACAAAACCGCGTGGCTGAACCGTAAAACCGAACTGGCCGCCGCAGAGCAGGAATATCAGGAATTATTGCTGGATGACAATGCATCAGGTTCCCGCAGATTACAGTCGCTGCGCGACCTGATTGACGTAAAAAAGTGGGAAGTTAATCAGGCCGCCGGTCGCTACATCTTCTCGCATGAGGAGGTGCAGCGCATCAGCATCCGTAACCGGCTGCATGATTTTATGCAGCAGAACGGCGCAGAGCTGACCGCCGCACTGGCACCGGAGCTGATGGGGATTAAAAACCAGCCCGCGATGATAAAAAACCGCGCGCTTGACCGTTCAGCCTCTTACCTGAGAGAAGCTCTTTCCGTCTGGCTGACCGCTGGAAATGACATTAATTATTCTGCACAGGATAAAGATATTTTAACGGCCATCGGATACAGGCCTGACGCGCCTTCGCGGGATGATAATCGTGAAAAATTCACCCCTGCACAGAACATGATTTACACCCGTCGACGCGCCGGACTGGTCGCGCAGTAGCCTGTCAAAAAATCCTCGTAAATCCCGCTATTTTTAACGAAATAAGCCATGCATCCATAAGGTGCATGGTTTTGCATGCGTTTTCTCGCTCCGGCATGCCAGACCAGCGCCAGTCGTGGCGCGGCCTGAGACCATCTTTGCACCTGCATTAAAAGCGACCCATTAAGCGGGCAGGCGTGGCGGGGAGAGCATTGCGCGCCAATGATGTGAAACGATTATAATTTTTTGGTTATATCAATTGATAAAGCAAGCACATCAATTTTTTCTCCTTAAGCCTACATGGCTACACAGCGTGTTCATGAGAAAGATAGAGGCCATGGGTGGCTCTATGTTGAATGAGATCATGTTAACGAGAATGATCAATACTTGTTCATTTACTCTTCTTAAGTTGCTATCCTAATAGTATGAATTTGTTGTAACTTTAAATCTGTCAAGCTTGAAATGGAGTTCCAAATGATAGCATCATTACTTGCTAACGAATACGTAAGTGCCTTTGGATATATTGTTGGGGTGATCTCTGGATGTATAGCAATATATCAGACTACACAAGTAACCAAGAAGAATAATGAGATAAAACAACTTAATGTCACAATAAAAGATCTAAATTCCCAGATTATAAATATTACAACTAATAGAAACAATATTAATCAAGGGGAACGTTCTCAGTATTTTCAAGATAATAATGGTCCTGTGAATATTGATAATCGGGGGTAGTTATGACTTCTGGCGTTAATTTTAAGGATAATACTGGACCTGTACATATAATTAACCAGCCGCGAGTGTTAAGAGCCAGTGTTATTGGTAAGCTGATTGAGATTATTTCCAATCCAGTTGGTGGCGAGCAAAGTTTAAACAGAAAAGCATCAAATATTGATGTTAAAATCTCATTCAATGATCTTAAAAGAAACAGATGGGTAGCCGAACTTTATAAAGAAGATGCTCTGTTAGTTGATGAATCTATAAAAACACTTGATACTATAATTTTAAATGGTAGTGTCAAATTAAAAAGACAGTTTAGAGGCTATTATAATACTGCATTGGGGTTATATGGTCTTTATGAGAAGCCATTTAACATTGAAGTCATCAGGAAAAACTCAGATAATATTATCGATAATGTTATTAGATCTGCTCAAGAAACGGTTAGTTCGTGCTCTAATTTAGACGCAGAGTTTTTACAAGAAGACATTGATTATGGCATTCGTATGATTGTGAGCTATTCAATTATCGAATGCATAGTGCTGGAGAATCCAAATGATTACAATTGATACGGATCCAAAAGCAAATCCTGTATATATTGGAAGTGTGGTGCTTAGGATCTTTCAAAGTAATGATTCGATGATAATTGAAATATCTCGACTGTATGATTTAGTAAATTCTGTCTTCGAATTATCGTTTGATCTTTTTCTTTACTCATTAGATTGGCTTTTCATAATCGGCGCAATTGAGTTAGATGGAAATGGTGGAATAGCATATGCGGCTCAATAAACTTATTATTTTAAAAAATAACACTCTTGTTAGGGAAGTGCCTTTTAAAGACGGTCTGAACCTAATTATAAATAAAAGAACCTCAGGTAAGGATAGTGGCAATAGTGTAGGTAAATCCACATTATCACGTGTTTTGGATTATTTATTTATGTCATCAGGTCATGATATTTATCATGATGCGGAATTTGGAAAAGATATACCTGAAATTGTATCATTAATAAATGATAATGTTTTAAAGTTCACATTAGATTTTAATACAGTAGAAAATAAAAAAGCAGTTGTTTCCCGTATAATATCTACCGATGATAAAAATTCAAAATATTTTTTAAATGATGTTGAAATAGATAAAAAACAATATTCTGAGTTTATAGCTCAAGCAGTGTTTGGATTGACTACAGATAAGCCATCGTTGAGAAATGTTTCGCATAAGTTTATCAGAAATACGAATGATAAAATGCAGAAAACGCTTAATTTCTTACATGGGAATACAACTCCTGATGTCTACGATTTATTATACTTATTTTTGTTTGGATTCAATGGCCTACCTCTTATAAAGAAAAAAGGGGAATTTAATAAAGAGATAAAAAAACAAAAGGCATATCTTGCCGCATATAGGAATCCAAATAGAGAGACAGTTTTAGCAAAAATGATTAAGCCTCTGAAGAAAGAAATTGCGGAGGCGGAAAGAAATATTAAGAACTTCGATTTTAAAGATAGTCATGATGAAAGCTTAAAAAAACTTTCAGAAATACAGAAGATGATTAGTGATTACTCTTTGAGTTATGCCTCTTTAAATATGCGAGTAAGAAATATTGAAGAGTCGATCTTGTCCTTGAAGAACAATATCACGCAACTTGTAGAAAATGATTTAATGGAAATCTATAGTTCGGCAGGGGTTTATTTTAATGGGGAGCTTAAAAGATCTTACGAAGAAATGGTATTGTTCCATAATGACGTTATTAAGAATAAAATTAATTTCTTAGAATCTGAATTATTAAAGAAAAAAGAAGAGATAGAAAGTATAAATGAAAAAATTAATGGTTTTCATGAGCAAGAGTCATCTTTATTTAGAACAATCAAAGAGCCTGAAACATTAAAGTCTATAAATCAATTATTCAATAAGCTAACTGAGTTACGCGAAAATCTTGCTAGCATAGAGTCTAATCTTACGCGTATTAATGATACAAATGCCTTAATAAAATCTCTTGAAGATAGTCGAGAGCAATTACTTTTAGAAATAGAGTTGGCCGTTCAAGGTTTGGAAAAGAACATTGAGGTTTTCAATGAGTTCTTTGGTGATCTTACAAAGGAAATTTATGGTGAAAGATATATTTTTGATCTTTCCTTTGATATTGATAAAGGCAGGTGCAATTTTGATATATCATGCGTTACGCCAAACAGCAATGGTGGTAAGAAGAAAGGTGAAATAACTGCATTTGATTTGGCTTATATTAAGTTTGTTGATAAGGTTAAATTAAAGAGAGCAACTTTTGTTATTCATGATAGTATTGAAGATGTCGATGTAAATCAAATTAGAGATATATTCTTTGAAGCAAATAATATAAATGGTCAATATATTGTATCAATATTGAGTGATAAGTTCTCAGAAGATACTGACTTGAAAATGATGATGAATAACTCGATCCTTGAGTTATCTTCGACAAATAAGTTCTTTAAAGTATAGTTATTAAAGGTTTGTTTGATAAACAAACCTTCCCCACCATGCCATAAGTTCTATTCTTTTATTCAGGTACGTTGAGCGGTTATAAGCTCTTCGTACTTCATTTTTATCACTATGTGCTAGGGCTGCTTCGATAACATCAGCATTAAAGCCTGATTCATTTAAAGCTGTGCTTGCGATAGAGCGCAGCCCATGTGCAACAAGCCTACCTCCGTAACCAATCCGTTTTAAAGCGGCATTAGCAGTTTGGCTATTCATGGACTGCTTGGGATCATTCCTGCTGGGAAAAACATGTTCTCGGTGAGCGCTGATTGGCTTCATCACATCCAGTATACCTAACGCCTGTGGCGATAAAGGAACAATGTGCTCACGCTTGGCCTTCATCCTTTCAGCCGGAATGGTCCAGAGCTTTTTATCGAGATCGATCTCTGCCCATCGTGCGCCTGAAGCCTCTGAAGGGCGAACGAGCGTCAGGAGTTGCCACTCAATAAGACAGCGAGTCGGAACAGTTAGATTTGACATGACTAGCGAACGCATCAGCTTAGGCAATTCTTCTGGTCGTAACGTCGGCATGTTTTGCTTTTTGGGTTTCTCAAAAGCCATACCAATACCTGACGCGGGGTTGGCATCAATCAAGCCAGTGTTAACCGCATAAATCATTATTTCGTTGATACGCTGTACCAGTCTACGAACTGTCTCCAGCGCCCCACGTGCTTTGATCGGTTCAAGGGCTTCAACCAGTGTTCGGGCTTTGATTTGCTGGACAGGGGTCTCCCCGATAGCTGGGAATACGTCTTTTTCCAGTGAACGCCATATATCTTTAGCGTAATCAGGGGTAACGCTTTTGCTTTTGAGCTGGAACCAGTTAGCGGCGACCGTCGAAAAAATACTGTCCAGAGCGATTTGCTGCTGTTCCTCTGCAACTTCAGCTTGAATTTGCGGGTCGATTCCGTTGGCTAATAGGGCAAGGTAATCTGCTCTTAACCCTCGGGCATCAGCAAGAGAAAGGGCAGGAAAAGCACCAAGTCCCATCATAGTCCGCTGTTTTGTTGCTGGGCGTTGATAGCGAAAGCGCCAGAGTTTCTTGCCGCTAGTTTTCACTATCAGGAAAAGCCCATCACCATCATGCAGCGTTAGATCCTTCTCTAACGCTTTTGCGCGCAGAACTTCGGTGTTGGTTAGGGGGCGAGTTGTCCGTGCCACTGTGGCCGCTCCTTCATGAATTGGTATACGCTTTTAGGTATACATCCTACCGTATACCAAAACGTATACCAATAAACACTGGATTTAGCCGGATGTTCTCGGACAACGACAGACACAAAAAAGCCCGCAGGGCTTGTGCTGTGCGGGCTTTCTGTACTTCACCGGACGTATCCGGATCATGATTTGGTGGAGCTGGCGGGAGTTGAACCCGCGTCCGAAATTCCTACATTCTTCTATAAGATATGTAAAAACATATAGTTATCAATAAAATCAAGTATCTAGTTGTCACTAGCTAACAGTGTTTAACAGTGCTTGACACTCAATGTGGACATTATGTGGATCATTTTTGCTCTTTCTCATAAATGCCTGTAGTGGTGTTACCTGTTACTTTAAACATTTCCCACTTAGCTAATTTTTTATCTTGACTGAGAGAATAGTGTCGGACACTTTCCATTTGATTCATAAATTTATGATCAAATTTAATCTCAATTGCCTGAATAATTATTATATAAGCATGCCAATATGCATTAATAGCATCTTTGATACCCCATTCATTCTTGAACTTTGTTCTGAATATTTTTACTCCCTCTGTTTCATTAATGTAAGTTGTGTAATAAGCTTCTGTTAAGTCGAATGGTTTAAATTGAAGGAGTTTATGTATTTGGTCTAGCAGATTTTCAATGGAAGAAATGTGTTTTAAAAGTTCTTGCTCATTATTAAAATCGATAGTGTTAATTTTATCCCTTAGAGAGAGCCAAACATTTTTAACGCGATCTATAAAATCAGAGTCGGCATCATAAGTCACTAAATATGTTGACATGAATGGATAACAGTATCTATATGTGACATAATTATTTTCAAAACATAATTTATATTTCTTATCAGTAATTGTGATTGTTTTGAAAGGAAGGTTTTCAAACATTTCGATAGTGTTTTTTCTATGTGAGTAAAAACTATCTGCTTTGTTTTTTCTTTCTGCTTCTTTTATTTGTTTGTCCGTTTGGATAGTTCGATGAACATTGTTTACAACTACGCCAAATGGAAGCGATAAAGATAACAAAGCCAAAGGTAATTTGCTTATTGAAAGGAAATTGTTAAATCCGGTTGAATCAATTCTTAAAGTATGCCCATACCAGCATATAATACCGAATATAATAAATAATGAAAATGGAATGATTAAAGCTGCCCAAAAAAGGTGTTGATGAGTAAGTGGCTCCGCGTTCATATGGAACGCCTTTTTATTATATAAATACGAAATGTAAAGAATCATAATAGCGGCATAAACAACAAGAAGAGAGACGCTATATTTTATATCCATAATTATTTCTCTGTTGTCGGTAGGTCAAGCATCGTAAGAGGGTTTTTGATTACCGCATCTTCAAGATGTGTCGGCGCAAAATGTGCGTAAATCATAGTCATCTTTATGTCAGAGTGACCAAGTATCTCTTTGAGTACGAGTATATTTCCGCCATTCATCATGAAATGACTAGCAAACGTATGGCGCAATACATGAGTACACTGACCTTCAGGCAGATTAATACCTGCTTTAGCCACAACGCGCTCAAAGGTTTTGCGGCATGGCGTGAATAGTCGCCCACGTTTTTTGGGTATCTCATCAAATAATTCTTTTGAAATGGGAACAGATCGAACCCTACGGTTTTTAGTTTTTGTGTAGGTGATTCGGTATGGTGTAACCTGAGAACCTTCCAATTCTTCCGCTTCACTCCACCGAGCGCCTGTCGCGAGGCAAATTTTAGCAATGATAAGAACATGGGGACTGCTTGATTCGGATAAAAAATGCAATAGAGTTTTTATTTCTTCGGGATATAGAAACGAAACCATTTTTTCGTCAACTTTGAACGTTGGTATTCCGGAGAGTGGGTTGGGAAGTGACCAATGCCCTAATTTTTTTAGCGTACCGAATACTGCAGATAGATTGCGTTGTTCATGGTTAACTGTTTGTGGCTGTATTTGCATGCAGCGCCCATTAACATCAGGAATTTCACCCTTCAATCGGCCTTCTCTGTATTTACTGAAATCTGCTGCTGTTATTTGCGCTGCAATTGGATTACCCATGCCAGCGCAAATGCCTTTCAATTTAGACATCATCCGGTCAGAATCTGCCAAAGTTCGCCCATACAGATCATGCCACAACTCAATCAGTTCTGATAATCGTCGGTTATCTTGCTTTTCACCTAGCCAAGGTTTTTCTTCCATTTCGCTGGCAATATATTTCTCATAGGCTAGGGCTTCACCTTTAGTGGCAAATTTCTTACGAATGCGTTTCCCTTTAACACCGTTAGGCCGCAGATCGCACAGCCATTCACCAGTATCAATTTTACGTATGGTCATTAAGCATTAACTACCATTGTCATGATGACTTTACCAATGATGTTTACATCATCAACTTCACAATCTAACGGATACTTGCCCCAATCGATTCGCAGTTTATTGCCGGGTAATAGTGTTAATTCTTTGATGCTTTGGGTATCCGAATATTCAATTAAATATTTGCCATCGCTGATGGAGTAATCTGCTTTATCAATTAAATATTTGATATTCCCTTCCACAATGATTTCAAGATTTCCTTTGTGATCAGGAATCATCACTTTATCAAACATAAAGGATGAAGTTTTCACCAATGTCGAACCCTCAAATTTATACGAAGGGATTCTAACGGTATCACTGGAGACGTGATCGAACATCGTTCCATCGCCTGTGACTAGCCAGTGAAGCGAGGCTCCAGTTTCAAGGGCGCATCGTATAGCAATATCTGCTGGAAAGTTGTCACGCATGATTCTGTTACCAAGCGAGCTGTTAGTGATCCCGATATGTTTTGCTAACTGATTGCGTGAAGTGAATCCGTAAACCTCACATATGCGTTCGATAGCCTGTCTTGCCCCTGTTTCTAAATTCATCATGAACACCAAAGGTTGTCATTATTCGTTGACATTTCATTTTAGTGTTCATATTATCCTGATGAACACTAAAGCCTTACACTTCTTAACAGTGGCTGCCAAACACTGACACTGGTTAACAGCCATAGATTGAGGATTTTGCCTTATGACCAACACTGTTTCAACACATCCTACTAATCGCTGGGTAGATCTTTACACCTTTTGTGAGCGTTCAGGAGTTCCTCTTAGACGTGCACGCTACTGGTATCAGCATGGTCGCCTAAAAATAAAGCCGAAAGTTACTCCAGGAGAACGAGTATATGTTGACTGGCTCGCATGGACTGCTGATCAGGGACCGCGAGCATCTTAACTCATTGTCCATGTTAGCTATTTTTAAGGTGGAGACTATGTTTGATTATCAGACTTCCAAACATGCGCACTTTGATGCGGCTTGCCGAGCATTTGCGATTGAACACAATCTGGAAGATGTGGCTGCTGCTGTTGGCATGAGGCCGCAGATTCTGCGCAACAAATTGAATCCAGCACAGCCGCACCGTTTAACCTGTGACGAGCTTTTAGCCATTACGGATTACACCGAAGATGCGCGTTTACTGGATGGGATGCTGGGGCAGATTAACTGCCTTCCATCTGTACCGGTGAACAATGCCACAGAAGGTAACATGCAGTTGTGTGCACTGAATGCCACAGCCAGTGTGGGCGCAATTGCTGGAGAAGCCGTATCAACTGGTCATATGACTGCCGCCCGCCGTACACAAATTCTGGATCGCGCTCGCGATGCAATCCGTAGCTTATCCGTGCTGGCTTATACCGTTGAAAGCCGTATCCAGTCTGCGCCTGTTCTGGCTGCAGCGGTGGATCTGGTGACGGCTAACGCCACCGGCTTGATGTGAGGGAGCACCATGAAAGCGTTTGTTACTTATCTGAAAAATGAATCCCCAGCCATGCAGCTGCCAAGCGGTTCCACTGGCTGGATCGAACTGCCAAATGGTCAACGCTGGAATCCTGGCCATATGTATAAATTCAATGGTCAGCTATCGCGCCGTCCGTGGTGGCGTCGTCTGATGGGGCTATAGGGATCAGCACTATGAAAATTAGCACTGAGCGTGCAGAAGTCGCCCTGAAACATTGCAAAAGAATGCGCCTTCAGATCAACCCAGCCTACAGCGATGCGGGGGACTGGTGGGACAACTTAACACCGGAGTGGCGCGGCGTAGTGCTTCATGCCGCTGCGGTTACTTCTGGTACCGGGGTATTCAAAGCCCACTTAAGCAAATGCTGCTGGGGGGAGCTTTATGAACGCCTGGGCTATCGGGACATGATTCAACTACGCAGGGGCATTTCACGGGCGCGGTTAACGTTTGAAGGTTTTGGCAGTTTACGTGACAGCGATTTTTCGAAGCGCACCGCGAACCGCCCGATCAAAAAGGCACATCCAATTTATAGCAGTAGCGGGGTGCAGATGGTTATCGCTCCTCACATCGTCCATAAGTTGCAACAACAGGGGAATCACTGATGGCCATTATTTCCGTTGAAGGTAAATCGTTGGGGGCTGAGCTGGCCGTTTGGGGAGTTCCACATAATTACGCCGTGGCTTTTGCAGAGAAAAGTACCAGTAAAAATGGTCGCATTGCGCTGCATCCATTCTTCTTTAATGACACTGAACACATGACTAATCAGCGTCACTGGCTGGCGATCAATGCCGCTTTCTGGTGCTGCGTGTACCGCGAGGCTGAAAGCAAAGAAGCACAGATTGAAGCGCTGGCTGGAATCCGCGCCATTTTCTATGCGGCAGGGGCGCTGGGTGTTGGCGAGATTAAAGCACTGATCCAGGAGTGGTGGCGGACGACGTACGAGCTGCACCTTATTCCAGCACCGAACCATTCAGCCGTTACTGCACAACCCGCTTTTCACTAATTAAGAACCTGAATTTTTTGGCCATAGCTTAGGTGGCCGGGGATTCTTTTGCCTTAAGGAAACCAAAATGCACATGACACGTCAGGATTTACCCGGAACAAAATCAGGCACTGACCTGCTGGCTATGCTCACCAAAGCTACGCAGGAAGGTAAAGCCGCTGCTGCTGATCTGTGTTCCACCCGTCTGGATAAGCTAGCCACCCATGCAGCCAATGAAGGTTTAAGTGCAACGGAAATCGTTGAGTTAATCCGCGAAGAAGCCGCAGCGATTTGTAGTAAAGGTGGTGCAGCATGGCAGTAAAAACTCCGCTTAAGTGGGTGGGCAGTAAAGCCCGCCTTATGCCGCAGTTGCTTCCCCATCTGCCGGAGGGGAGGCGCCTGATAGAACCTTTTGCCGGTTCCTGTGCAGTCATGATGAATACGGATTATGACGAGTACCTGATCGCTGATGTGAATCCTGATCTGGTCAATCTTTATAAGACGATGGCTTATCACACAGATGCGTTGCTCATTGAACTGGAGGCTTTGTTTTCTGCCGGTTCATTAGGTGATGAAGAAAACAGGGCAATTTTCTATTACGCGGTGCGTGATGCTTTTAACCAGTCCGGCAAATCCTTTGGTTCTGAATCTGTGGAAGCGGCGGCACGTTTTCTTTATCTGAACCGGCACTGCTTCAATGGCCTGTGCCGATACAATCGCCGTGGCCAGTTCAATGTTCCGTTTGGTAAGTACAAAAAAACCTACTTTCCTGCTGATGAAATCCGCGCTTTTGCTGAAAAAGCGAAACGTGCAACGTTCATAACTGCCCACTATTCAGAAACGCTTGATTTGGTAAGGGACGCGCATGACGTTGTTTATTGTGATCCGCCTTACCTGACTGATACCGACAATTTCACCGCTTACCATGAGCGCGGTTTTTCTCATATGGATCAGGGACGGCTGGCGCGTAATCTGCGCCGCCTAGCTGAGCGTGGGATTAAGGTTGTCGCGTCAAACAGCGATCTGGAAATGGTGCATTACCTGTATGCAGGATTCGACACTGTGCGGGTAAATGCGCCCCGCAGTGTGGGTGCAGCAGCTGCAAGCCAGAAAGTTGCCGCAGAGTTGATTCTTAAGTCACCTGCTAACCCGGCAATCGACGTTAGGGCGGTGGTGGCATGATGGCGGAGATTATCACCGGCTTTTATGCCTTGTTTGCCTGTATCACTTTCGCCTTTCTCTTATGGGGCGAGTGCCAGGACGAATTTGATCACGATGCTGAGGATTTAGGTTTAATCACACTGAGCGCGGTTTTCTGGCTACCACTGGTAGCGGCCGTGCTTGTGGCCTTCCTGATTGATTTCTGGCGCATGTGGGTTAACCGTGGTTGATATGCTGGAGCCTGGCCAACACCACGCCGTCAATGCCTGGCGGTGTGAAACTTTTGCTCCTGGCACCCCTTCAGATGCAACGATCACAGAACGCCGCCTGTGGGCTGTAAACCCACAGGACTATGAATGGCGTTCCCAGTACCTGCATGAGATACCCGACTGGTTAGCCGGGTATTTTGGCAACCGTTACGAAAAGCTGCTGGCTGGTCGTGACGGGCGTCGCCGTGCCAATACATTCCTGCGTAAAACAATCGGCGGGAATGTATTGCCACGTCTGCGCAAAGTGGCTGCACGTTACAAGCTGGCCGCTGATGCGCTTGATCTTCCTTTTGGTAAGTCGCTGGAGCGCTTGCCGTCATTAGACCGTCCTGATCTTAAAAAACTGGCTGGCCAGGTCTCTGGCTGGATTTCGCAGTTACTTTATGACTTCACCGAACAGTTTGATTCGGGCACTGACGACGCCAGAGAGTTGCACCGCCGCACTCTGGAATCTTACCGCAACCTTTGTGCATGTTGCCTGATGCTGAACAATCAGCCCCCGTACTGGGGTGAACATGAAGCCAATGAAGGCCAACTAGACATGCGTAAGGCTGAATCCGGGATACTGCGCATGATGGCGCCAGAATGGTGGTACCAGCGTCTTAAACGAGCACGTGACGTACAGCGTGAACATATGGCCATAGCCGTGGGGCAGGTGCAAAAAGCAGCCAGTGCTTATGTGTCACGTAAAGCCTTGGGCGAATGGATAGACCAGAAAAAGCGGAATCTTGAGTTTTTTAAAAAGTTTGACCTGCTGAATGATGAAGGGCTGCGTATTGCGCTGGACAGCATGGTGCACCGCAGTGTTGCAAATCCGGCGATCCGTCGCTGTGAGCTAATGGTAAGAATGCGAGGATTTGAAGATATGGCCAACGAAGAAGGGCTGGCCGGTGAGTTTTACACCATCACCGCGCCATCGCGTTTTCACGCGGTACACAGCAAAGGGGGCTTTGTTTCACAATGGGATGGCTGCACCCCGCAGGACACCCAGCGCTATTTATGTGGTGTATGGGCGAAAGCCCGCGCCGCTATTTCCCGTGCAGGTATCCATATTTTTGGTTTTCGTGTGGTAGAGCCTCACCACGATGGGACACCACACTGGCACATGCTGCTTTTTATGCGTCCCCGTGATGTGGATACCGTGCGCGATATTCTTTGCTATCACGCCAGAATTACCAACTCCGAAGAACTGCAAACGCCAAACGCGCTAAAGGCACGTTTCCATGTTGAAGCCATCGATCCAGCTAAAGGTTCGGCTACGGGTTACATCGCCAAATATATATCCAAAAACATTGATGGGTTTGCGCTGGACGGTGAGCAGGACGACGAAACAGGGGAGAACCTGCGGGATATGGCCAAATCCGTTTCTGCATGGGCTTCCCGCTGGCGCATTCGCCAGTTTCAGCAGATTGGCGGTGCGCCGGTGACTGTCTGGCGCGAATTGCGCCGGTTGCGTGATCAGGTACTGACTGACCGCAGAATGGATGCGGTTCTGGCTGCTGCGGATGTTGGGGACTGGGCTGCATACACCCAGGCGCAGGGTGGTGCACTGGTTGCCCGCCGAGATCTGGTTGTTCGTCTGGCTTATGAAATCACAGAGCAGGGCAATGAATACGCAGAAGATGTGCAGCGCGTTCAGGGTGTCTATTCTCCATTGGTTCCAGATTCGGCGGTATGTACGCGCCTGGTGAAGTGGCAGAAGGTTGCGAAGTTGGCCGAAGCGCCAGCGGAGGCAGGTTTTTCTGGCGGCAACGCCGCCCCTTGGAGTTCTGTCAATAACTGTACGGAGGGGGGAACCCGCAGACGGTTAAAACTGGAATTGCGCAGCCGGGGTTTTGAAGGTTCTGACGACGAAATAGCCATACTCATGCGGGGCAGTGGTTTGATATTTGGCCAAGGGGCATTGATTTACCGCAATGGTCGGTTGCAGGAAACACGAAACGAGCCAATGCACGAGCTGTGGCCGGGGTGGTTGTAGCCTCGTAAGTCTGTGATACATCACTGTTTGTCAACGAATAGCAGCAAAAATCACTTTCACATTTTGTGCTTAAATGTATACTGTATGAATATACAGTTATTCTGTTTTTAGGAGGATGCTTGTGCAGGATTTGTTTATGGAAACTATCGCATTGCAGCGGATTGCGTTGTTTACCAGGTTGATCGCCAAAAGTAATTGCACTGGCTGTGAAAAGGACATTGCACTTGCCTGGCTAAGCGAGCTGACTTCAGATCTGGAAAGTAAACTTGATGAATATGAAAGTAAAAACCCCCGGGAAGGGGGCTTATCAGGCGGCGGGAGTCGCTTTCAGTAGGTCTAATGCCATTTGACGCTGATCGGGTGACAGTGCATTCAGTATTTTCTGCACCATCGCATCACCCGTTTTCGCGCTGGGGCTGAGAGTGTGGGAGAACGTCAGATTCATCACAAACGTATGGCCACACTCCACATCTGAACAGGCGCAGTAAATATCCGCAATCTGCCGGTGCTTCCGGTTTGTTTTACGAATAACAGCCTTTGAGCCGCATTCCGGGCATTCGATTTTCAGAACTCGCATATTCCATGCTCCAGCTGTTAAATGATGCCTGGATTTTAGCCTTTTTCGCCTCATGCCGCATCCTTATCCGTTGATTCTGTGTAACTTAAATCAAAGTTAAGGTGCAGCCTTTCCGGTATTTCGGGATCGTTGTTCACCGCAGTCATAAACCGGCGCTGAATAGGCGCTATCTCGCTTTTCTTGTAAATCCTTTCTGCCTTTTCAACATCCCCCAGGCCAGCGGTGTTCTGTGGGACAATTCCGGCCAGCCCTGCCGGAAAGCGGTGCGCGTTGAGAATGTCCTGCGCGCTGATGTTTTTGATGTTGGCAAATTCATCTTTTGCAGAGATATCCCCCATTTCAATGAACTTGATTGCATCCCCATCCCCGCCAGGTATGTTCACCAGAATGGTGGAGAAGTTGCCAATACCTTTGCTGTCACGCAGCTGCTGTTCAATTTCTTCTTCCATTTCATCCGTCATACTGGGATCGCGCGTGTAGAGAATGCCGCCAGTATGGGCGCCGTTGTGGTAGTAACGGCGGCGAAAAATCACGGCTTCACTGTTAAGCAATGCCGAGTGTACGCCGCCGATATAGTCGGGCAGCCCGTAAATATGCTGCTGCGGGTCGTACATCTTGATAAAAATGATATCTTCCTGCGGCCATACCTGCGGTTCACCGTCCTGTAACACCACATAATCACCGGGCTGGTCTGTGGCTTTATCTCTGACTTTACGGCGGCGGATATACAGGCCGGGTAAAGGTTCCAGGCCAATCACATCCCCCCATCCGTTGCGGATTTTGCCAATCGCAATATCACCGAAGGTTGTATAGTCAAACGCCGCGGCTTCCAGCTGGTCGTAAGTCAGGCCACCGCCCAGATAATCAGACACAATCATATTTTTCCGGGCGTGGATGATGCCGCCATGCTGACCATTCAGGTTGATGAGCTGTGCCAGTGCCAGCCGGTCAATCGGCTGGGTAAAGTGATCGGCGGCATTGTCGTACCAGATGTCGCGGTAATCCGTGCCGGTGGTCAGGACAGGTTCCGGTTTGCCGAATGTAATGATGCTCATTTTTTTGGACTTATCGCCGCGCGGGTTGCGCTTAACGAAGCGGTTTTTTTTACTCATGCAGCCTCTTTCCTTACACCCCAGCGGGATTTCGGTTTGTTTTCGTAGTTGAGTGGTTCGTTATGCAGGGCGTGGGTAATTGCCCAGAACGCCTCCGCGTGGCCAGTGTCCTGGCTGCGGTCAGCGACAAATGTCATGGCGTTACCGCTTTGCGTGGTGGTGCGGCGTACAGCCATAAAGCTGGCCGGGATCTCTTTCAGGTTCTTGTCCCATTCAATACGCTGACTTTCCACCACGTCCGCCGCTTTCAGTACCAGCTGATTTTTCGTGTTCATGTCGTAACGAATGGCGACGGCCACGCGCATGGCAAAATGCTGGATGTTGTCAAAAACACCCTGGCCAATACCGGTAACGTCTACTCCCAGATAGGTGAAGTTGTATTTTTTAAACAGGAGTTCGATCTGCCTGGCCTGATAGAGGAAGTTCATGCCCTTCCAGTTAATAACCTTCAGAACGCGGAATTTCTCTGCGGCATACATCGGCGGGGCAATAATCACAAAACACGACAAATCGCCACTGCGTGCCGGGTCAAAGCCTCCCCATACCGGCCTGTCACCAAATGGCCGTGCCGCATCCGGGTTGTGATCCTGCCAGGTGTCCACCTCCACGCCGCAGGCTTCCAGGTCTGAAAAGCTGAATACGGAATCCTTACTGTCCACGAACACACACATATAGAGCATGTTGAAGGTGGCTGTGTTGTAGCGGTTGCGCAGCTTCTCGATGTTGGCCAGGTTGAAGCCGCCCGCAATGGCATCCTCCATCGTGATGACATAGCGCCACTGACCATCCGGGCAAAGCCGTCCGCCGTTGCGCATTTCATCAAAGGACGGGAACTGGGCGGCCGCGCGTTTTTTACTGCCCTGTTTCCATTCTTCACCCGTCCAGAACGGGTAAGCCTGGTGCGTTTTGGCCGATGGCGTTGAAAAGTAGGTGGTACGCCATTTGTCATGGGTGGCCATTGCGCTGGCCACTTCGTTAAGTCTGGCGAAGTTAGGCACCCAGAAATATTCGTCACAGTACAGGTGGCCACTGTAGGACTGTGCCGTGTTTTTGTTGGTTGAGAGAAAACGCAGTTCAGCGCCGTTGCTGAGGCGGATCGGGTTGCCGGTCAGCGTGATGCCAAAATACTGCTCTGCAATGTTGACGATGTAAGACCGGAAGTATTCCGCCTGGACTTTGGAGGCTGACAGGAAGATTTGCGGATCGCCTGTCATGACCGCGTTTTCAAAGGCTTCAAATGCAAAGTACCAGGTGGCACCGATCTGGCGGCTTTTAAGGATGTTCCTGACCTGCTGGCCAATATTCCTGCGCAGGTGTTTCTGGTATTCAAAAAGATGTTCATCCGCCCAGGTGTCAAAATCCGCCTGAGTCAGAGAAGAAATATCGTTCTTCCTGTTTTTGCGTTTGGGGCGCGGTTCATCGCCGTTGCTGTCCCGCGCAGCTGCCTGCCCGTTACTCTGGCCGCTGGCCATCTTTTCTTTATGCTTATTGCTTTGAGCACGCAACTTTGTGGCGTGGGCAATCAGCATGTCCATTTCTTTCAGGTCGAGATCGGTTTTATTATCGCGGCTGGCCAGCAGCTGGTAGCGGCGTTCGATTGCCTCCTCTGTGCTTTCAAAACTGAGTAAATCAGCCCAGCTGTATTTCTCAGCCCAGTAGTAAACGATCCGCGCATTCGGCAGATTTAATTCTGATGCAATTTCTTTGGGCGTATAGCGGCGCAAATAAAGTGCGCGGACAACGCCTTTTAGTTCTTCTGAGTATTTAGCCATGCGGATAATTATGCCGTGGCTGTTATGAAAAAACGGCGGTGTTAATTCGCGTCTGTTCGGTAATACGTGATAACCGAACTGTTCAGAATAAAGCGTGATGCGGCGGTGGTTTTATTTGGCAATAATTGATTTGCAGCGTCGGTGAATAAATCAGGGGGGATATGTCGCATTTAAAAACTGACTGGCTGTGTGTTGCTACCGAAGGGGATACCGTTGACGGCAGGGATATTAAACGCCAGTGGATTATCGATATGGGGGAAACCTATGACTATAACCACTATGTCGCTTTAATCTGGCCTGAACACGAGGATGATTGCGGTAATTTTGGGGAGGTACTGGAAGCCACCTGGCATGATGGTGAGGACGGACTGGCGCGGCTTTACGTCAGCCTTTGCCCGAATATGCGATTAATATTCGCCAACCATGAAGATCAGCTCCTGTTCTTCTCGATTGAACCGGAAGAAAACTGGCGCGGTAGTGGGCGTACATACCTCAAGGGGCTGGCGGTTACAGATACTCCCGCCAGTGTTGGCACCACACGGCTGCGCTTTAGTAGTCGGCGCAAAAAATTATCTAAGCAGGGATATTACAGTTGTGTGATTTCCCGTGATGGAAAAATTAAACAGGAAATACGAATGAAGAACTGGCAAAAATTGTTTGGTATTAAACCGAAGTTTGAAGATGAAACGCCGCCTGATGATACCGCGCAGGGTGATGATAAGTTACAGGCGCTGGCCAACGCGGTAAACGAACTGGAAGGCCGTGTGGCCAAAATTGAAAATCAGCTCAATGATGTTCAGGGTGATGTGGATACCATTGCGGAAGTGGTCGATACCGAAGAATTTGCGGCTATTCGTGATAATGCAAAAGATATCGTTAAACGTTTTAACGATCTGGGTAATAAATCCACCCGTACACCAGGGCGCAAGATTTCAGAAAAAGCGGGTAAATTTAATTTCCTGTAATACGTTCTGACGTTAATTAGTACAAAACATTTTTATTATCGCTTAATCGCGAGGGAGTTTTATGCACCTTAATAATCGTGCACGGGATTTACTGGATAAATATTCGAGTGGCATGGCGCAGCAGTTTGGCGCACGTGATACCAGTCGTTATTTTTCCCTGAATGACCCGCAGGAAAATGCGCTGCGTCTGGCGCTGCTGGAGTCCGTGGAGTTCCTGAACATGATCACCTGTCTGGACGTTGACCAGCTGAGTGGCCAGGTGATTTCTGTCGGTTCCTCCGTGCTGCATACCGGCCGCAGTGAAAATGGCCGCTTTGTTCGTCAGGTTGGCGTGGATGGCAATGACTATTCACTGGTTGAAACGGACAGCTGTGCCGCACTGCGCTGGGATCTGCTTTCGGTCTGGGCCAATGCCGGTAAGGACGAAAACGAGTTTTACAACCTGGTCCAGGCGTTTACCACACAGGCGTTTGCGCTGGATATGCTGCGTATTGGTTTTAACGGTAAGAGCCGTGCCAAAACGACGAATCCAACGGATAACCCGAACGGCGAAGATGTCAACATCGGCTGGCATGAGCGTATGAAAACGCTGCTGGATGGTAATCAGATTATGACCGATCCGGTCGTGCTGGATGAAGCCGGGGATTACAAGTCACTGGATGCAATGGCTTCAGACCTGATTAACGCCAAGATTCCTGCCCAGTTCCGCAATGACCCGCGCCTGGTGGTTCTGGTTGGTGCCGATCTGGTCGCCGCTGAACAGTACCGACTGTATCAGGCCGCAGACCGCCCGACTGAGAAAATTGCGGCGCAGATGCTGGGCAGCACTATTGCTGGCCGTCCTGCTGTTATCCCGCCGTTTATGCCGGGTAAACGTATGGTCGTCACGCCGCTTTCTAATTTGCATATCTACACCCAGCGCAACACCCGCATGCGTAAGGCGGAATTTGTTGAAGACCGTAAGCAGTTCGAAAACAAATACCTGCGTAATGAAGGCTATGCGGTTGAAGTGCCGGAGCTGTATGCGGCGATTGATGAATCCGCCGTGACCATTGGCAAGGTTTCTGAACCAGCAGAGGGCTGATAAATGGCACTTTCTCCCGCGCAGCGTCACAGCCAGCGTATTGCGATGGAACAAAAACTGAAACGCAGCCAGGCACTGGAAACCACAGAAAGCATGCACCTGCTGATTAAGGCGCTGGAAGCGGATGTGGAACATTGCCGTAACTTGCCGACAATTGCGGATCGCGTTGAGTTTAAACGGGATGTGTTGCTGCCGCGCTGGACACCGACTGTGGAAGCGTATCTGGAAAGCGGGCAGGTGTACGCCAACCCGGTATTTGCCTGGTGTGTTATCTGGCTGTTTGACGTGGGCGATCTGGATAAGGCGCTGGACTGGGCTGACATTGCAATCAGCCAGCAGCAGGCAACCCCGGATCGGTTGCGCAGTAATTTTCCCACGTTCGTGGCCGATACGATGCTGGCATGGTCGCAGGAAACATCCGGGCGCGGGGAAAGTGTTGAGCCGTATTTTTCCCGCACATTTGAGCGTGTCGCCAGTACCTGGCGGCTGCATGAACAGGTCACGGCCAAGTGGTTCAAGTTTGCCGGGCTGGACCTGCTGCGCGGCGAAGATGGCCAGACAACGGCTGCGAGTGTGGACGACATTGAAACGCTGGAGAAAGCCGATCAACTGCTGGCCACCGCAGAAAAATACTATTTAAAAATCGGCGTCAGAACGGCACGGCAGACGATTGCCGCCCGTATCCGAAAACTGACGCAGGGGTAAAGACTACCGCAAGCCAGGCGGACGCGGTGGAGGGCAGAACACTCCGTGTGTCACTGTGCCGTGGAAACCGGTCAGTCCGCCTTTTTCGGGGGAATTATGTTTAGCGGAAAACCGCTGGATTATCAGGATGAACCGCTGACGAATAACGGGTTCTGGCCGGATCTGAATCTGAAGGACTTTCAGGCGCAGCGGTCACTGCCTGCCGATATTGATGCGGACACCATTAGTCAGGCGCTGCTGGCCGCTGTCGCGGAGGTGAATGCCGAGCTGGAAAACGTGGAGGCCAACTGGAAAGCAAAAGGCCACACGCTGGCGGCTGATGTTCCGGGTGTCAGCATGGGCGGGCTTAACAGCCTGTGCGCCCAGTACATGAAAGCGGTATTTGCCAGGGCGAAAGCGGATTTACTGGGGGAGTTCGCTACTGTCGGGCGGCGTGAAACCCATCCGGGGCAGGAGAGCATGGAAACCCGCGCCGGGTTACTGGCTGAGGCTTCAGTAGTGATCCGCCGCATGAAGGGGCTTAAACGGGCAACGGTGAAAAAAGTATGAGCCAGACGCAGCTTGAGAGCCTGACCGCATTTTTTCAGCAAAACGTGCCGCCGCGCGCCATGCAGTCATTTGACAGTGTGCTGGATGAAATGAAGTTCATCCCCGCCGCGAAAGATTACGGGCTGGGACAGTATCGCCAGGCGGTGATCCGGTATGACGCGGTAATCAGCTGGCAGCGTTTCCCGTATCGCCTGTGTCCGCCGCAGTTGCTTATGTCGCTGCTGGCCGCGTGGCTGGATGAGGCTGACAGGGAATTACTGGATGAAGTCGGCCTGACTGAAGCTGAACCGGACTGGGATGTGTCAGTGGAGGATGAGGAAACCGCCACCATTGTGCTGACGGTACCAATGGCGGAAGAACTGGTGATCAGGGAGGACGAACACGGGGCGATCCCGTGGCAGGGGAAACGCTGGTCGCTGGTTAACCCTGAAGTCTGGATAGCGATCACCGCCAATATTTATGGCGTGGATGAAACCGGTGCGCCGGTAGGCGGTAACGAATGATTGCCGGTGGTGAGCTGAATAAAAAGCAGCTGGCAGAGTTGCGTAAATCACTGGCCAGCATGGAGCTGCCGCCCAAAAAGCGCCAGCGTCTTATCTGGAGGCTGGCCAAATACGGCGTGATTGCCGCTGCAAAACGGCATGTTCGCAATCAGGAAGCACCGGATGGCCAGAAATGGCCGGGGCGTAAAACGAAGCGCAAAGGGAAGATGCTGCGGAACCTGCCAAAACTGCTGCATATCCGTGAAATGCCAGAAATTCAGGCGGTACGGATCTATTTGCAGGGTGGTGGCTACCGGAACGGGGAAACGCCGGTACCGGCCGGGACAGTCGGATATGCGCAACAAAACGGGATGCGCGTCAGTGTCAGCCGTCGCAGCCAGCCACGGAAGGTGGAGGCCGGAAAAATGGCCACGCCAGCCCAGGCCAAAAAACTGCGGGCGCTGGGGTACCGGGTACGCACCGGTAAACGCTGGAAAAAGCCCACGCTGGGCGAGTTAACCCAAACAATGCCATACAGCCGGGCGGGGTTACTGATTCGAAAACTCAGCGGTAAGGCGGTGAAAACCAGCTGGACAGTGGATCTTCCTGCCCGTGTCTTTCTGGGCATGAGTGACGATGAATTTGATAACGCGCTGGCGCGCCAGCTTCAGGCCATCGGCTTTGGCTGGGATGTTAAGGCGCAGGATATTAAGGGGAAAGCATGACCTGGCCAAACGTGACCGTGAACCAGGTAAACCAGCTGCTGGGTGAAACCAATGAAGTGGAGCGCACGCTGCTGTTTATCGGTACGGGTACCAAAAATGTGGGGAAAACGCTGGCGGTGAATGCCCAGAGTGATTTTGATGCACTGCTGGGAGAAGGGGAAAGCCCGCTGAAAAGCGATGTTCTGGCGGCACTGGCAAACGCCGGTCAGAACTGGTGGGCATTTATTCATGTGCTGCCCGCAGATGCTGAGGACGATGCCTGGGTGAAAGCGGTTCTGGCCGCACAGGTGGTGTGTTCGGTGGAAGGGGTAGTGCTGTCCAGTGATGTGACGGCCAAAGCCCCGGTGAATCAGGCGGCGACGTTACGATCCACGCTGATTTCTAAATATGGGCGCTGGGTGTGGTTCATCCTCGCCGTACAGGGAATGCAGGAGGAAGAAGCCCAGGCGGATTACCTGACCCGTGTGTCTGCCATTCAGGATGGTATTGCAGAGAAGGCGGTGCAGCTGGTTCCGCGTCTGTGGGGAAATGAGCCGGGTGTGCTGGCTGGCCGTCTGTGCAGTCGTGCCGTGACTATCGCAGACAGTCCTGCCCGTGTGAAAACCGGGGCGCTGCTGAATCTGGGCAGTGATGAAATGCCGGTTGATGGTACCGGGGCGGTGCTGGAACTGGCCACGCTTCAGGCACTGGAAGCACAGCGCTTTAGTGTGCCGATGTGGTACCCGGATTATGACGGTTTTTACTGGGCTGACGGGCGGACGCTGGATGTGGAAGGCGGCGATTACCAGTCGATTGAAACCCTGCGTGTTGCCGATAAAGCGGCGCGTCGTGTCCGTCTGCTGGCTATCAGCAAAATTGCGGATCGTTCACTGAACAGCACACCGGGCAGCATTGCTGCACACCAGACGCTGTTTGCACGTCCACTGCGTGAAATGTCCACAGCGGCCAGTATCAATGGCGTGTCATTTCCGGGGGAAGTAAAGCCGCCGCAGGAAGGTGATGTGACCATTGTCTGGAAGAACAAAAAGACGGTGGATATTTATCTGGTGGTACGCACCTGGGAAGTCCCGCTGCAAATCACCATCAGTCTGTTACTGGATGCCAGTCTGGAGGGCGCTGCATGAGTAAACGTATTTCGGGTATGTCGTTTGATACCTATCTTGACGGCGATCTCATCCACATCGAGAAAATCACACTCGATATCACGGATAACAGCGCCGCCGCCCAGACCCGTGGTGTGCCGGATGGCCATGTTGATGGCGATGTGGCCGCAGAGGGAGAAATTGAAGTCAGTTCCAAAGTGCTGGGTGTACTGACGGCCAAAGCCCGCGCCGCAGGTTCATGGCGTGGTATTCCGCCACTGGATTTCCTTTTCTATGCCAAAGCGGGCAGCGAAGAAATGAAAGTGGAATCGTTCGGCAACAAACTCCAGCTAAGTAATCTGCTGGATATCGATCCAAAGGGCGGCGGTGTGGCAACGCACAAAATCAAATATTTTGTGACCAGTCCCAAGTTCGTGAACATCAACGGTGTGCCGTATCTGGAAGCGGAAGCCACGGAAAACCTGATCGGATAAGGAAGCCGGAATGCAGGAACATGAAAAGAGCCTTTATTCACTGCTGATTATGGGGGCGCTCATTGCTGTTGCGAAGGTGCTGGCCAGTGATGATCCCATTACACCGCGCTTGTTTATCAGCCGTGTGATCCTGGGCAGTTTTGTTTCAGTCATCGCTGGCGCGGTGCTGATTCAAATCCCGGAGGCCAGCCCGCTGGCAATTCAGGGACTGGGGGCAGCGCTGGGTATTGCAGGTTATCAGGCTGTTGAAATGTGGCTGCGCAGACGTGCAGCGGGAAAGAAGAACGGGAGCGTGACAAATGACCCTGAGTGAAAAGCAGCAGCTGTTTACCGTCATGGTGGCCAACCTGATCCACTGGGCGGAAGAACGCGGCTACCGGCTGACGTTTGGTGAAGCGTACCGCACCCCGGAACAGGCGGCGCTGAACGCGAAGAAGGGCAGCGGCATTTCGAACAGTCTGCACACCCAGCGTCTGGCCGTGGATTTTAATCTGTTTGTGAACGGCCAGTACCAGACCCGTACAGAGGACTATCTGCCGCTGGGGGAATACTGGGAATCGCTGGGCGGAAGCTGGGGCGGGCGCTTCAAATCCAGACCGGATGGTAATCATTTCAGCCTGGAACATAACGGGGTGCGCTGATGAGTCACGCGCAGTGGCTGGTTGTGGTGGCGCTGGCGTTTGTCTGGGGCTGGCTGACAGCTGACTGGCGGCGCGACAGCCTGGAGCTGGCAATCAACACGGCGGCGCAGGTGTCTGGTAATGAATCGCGAAAGGTGATGCAGGGCATTGCCAGTGATTCCGCCAGGGCGCTGGAGGATAAACTGGAGGCGCTAAGAAATGCTCAACCGCGAGAGATCCGCACGGAAGTGCTTAAGCCGGTTTTTACTAACAGGTGCCTGTCTGATGAGTTTGTCAGCATGTACAACAGCGCCGTCGCCGGTACCGAACGTGCGTTATCAGGAAAACCTGAAAACACGATGCGCCACGCAGCTGCCGCGCCTGAACGGGGCAACAGGTAAAGATGCAGCGGAACTGCTGACTGTTTACCTTGAAATATATGGTCAGTGTGCGGCGCGTCATAATCAGTTAGTTGATGAAATTAATTTAAGAGAGCGTGTTATTTATGGAACAAATTAAACTGTGTGTTTGTGGTGCGGATATTGTTTTTGAACCTAATCAGACTGCCTACAATAAACTGATTAATGAAATGGCGATGGATAATAAAGTTGCACCTGCAAATAATTATCTGATGCGTATTGTTACCCCAGAAACGAAAGAAGCACTGATTGACGTATTAAAACGTCCGGGTGCAGCACTGCAACTGGTCAGTAAGGTTAATGATATTTACGCGCCGGAACTGGAGATTGAAGTAAAAAACTGACAAAGCGAGTCCATGATATTGAACGAAATGGACTCGAACAGTATTTAATTCTTCGCCGTCATTATTTACCACATGGTCAGGATTCTGTTGATGATATTGCCGCCGCTATATGGCTGGATAACCGTCACTGGGAATATACGGGAATAGCCGTGGCTAATGGCGTGGCTAAAGCATTTAAAGGCACTGAATGAAACAGTTAGATTTTACATTAAGCCTTATTGATAAATTGTCCCGCCCGTTAAAACAGGCTCAGGGCAACGTAACGGGCTTTGCTGAAAAATCAAAAGAAGCCTTTATGCAGATTGGCGGCGGTGTTCTGGCGCTGGCGGGTACAGGGATGGCCATTAAAGGTGCGCTGATGCCCGCCATTGAAATGTATGACGCGCTGAATGATGCGGCCGCAAAAGGGATCGATGATTCTGCTCTTAAGGCCGTTCAGCGTGATGCGCTGCGCTTCAGTACAACTTACGGTGCCAGCGCGGTGGAGTTCGTCCAGTCCACGGAAAGTATAAACGCCTCCATTGCCGGGCTGACCGGGAATGAGCTGCCGAAAGTGACGAAAGTCGCTAATACCCTGGCGTTTGCGCTCAAATCCACCGCTGCGGAAACCGCTGAGTTTATGGGGCAGATGTTCGGTAACTTTTCCGCCGATGCCAACCGGCTGGGAAAGGTCGAGTTTGCTGAACAGCTGGCCGGAAAAATGGTGTACATGCGCAAAACCTTTGGCACGGAAATGGCCGCTATCAAGGATTTGATGGAAGGGGCGCGCGGCGTGGGTACCAACTACGGCGTGGGACTGGATGAACAGCTGGCCGTGCTGGGACAGCTTCAGCGGACACTGGGCACGGAAGCCAGCAGCGCTTATGAAGGCTTTATGACCGGAGCCATTGAGGGCGGTAAAAAGCTGGGGCTGTCCTTCACGGATTCTACCGGCAAAATGCTGTCTATGCCTGAAATGCTGATCAAGTTACAGGGCAAGTATGGCAAAAGCCTGGAAGGGAACCTGAAAGCCCAGGCTGAACTGGATGCGGCATTTGGTGACAGTTCGGCGGTGGTAAAACACCTGTACGGTAATGTGGCGCTGCTTCAGCGCAATATCACAGAACTGGGCGGTGCTGATGGTCTGAAGCGTACCCAGGAAATGGCGCAGAAAATGGTGAAGCCGTGGGATCGCTTTGTCGCAATCCTGAAGGCTATCCAGACCGTGATCGGCCTGACGCTGATCCCGGTGCTCTATCCGGTACTGAATCGTCTGGCCGATATGGGGCAGACCTTTGCCCGCTGGATGCAGCTGTTTCCCAACATTGCGCGTGTTGTCGGTTATGCGGCAATGGCCTTGCTCAGCTTTGCGGCTGTGGGCGCAGTCGCCAACATCGTGATGGGTGTCTCCAGATTCATCATGATGGGGTTGCGTGGGATCTGGGTGGCGCTGACGGCCGTTACGAAAATCTACACCGCGGCTGTCTGGCTGGGGAACATTGCCGTGGTCGCCTGGAACGCCACGCTGAAATTTCTGCGCGGTACGTTGCTGGCGGTTCGTATGGCGGCAATGATGGCCGGGATAGGTATCAATCTGATGAGCTGGCCGATTCTGCTGGTGATTGGTGCCGTTGCTTTGCTTGCTGCCGGTTGCTGGCTGTTGATTAAACACTGGGACACGGTAAAGAACGCGGTCATGGATACCGCTGCATTTCAGGCATGCGCCAGGGTAGTGGCATGGCTTGCCGGGGTGTTTGCTTCAGCCTGGCAGTTTATCAGCGAAGGCTGGAACAGTTTTATTTCCATGCTGACCGGGTTTTCTCCTTCCCAGGCATTAAGCGGGCTGGCCACGGGCATTGTGTCATTGTTTGATAATGTCTGGCTGTCCGTTAAAAACGGCTTTCTGAAATCATGGAACTGGATTGTAAGTAAATTAAATAATATTCCGGGTGTTGATATTGAACTGGCGGGCGCTGCTTCAGCGGGTATCGCTAAAAATGAAACAGCGGTGTATCCGGTACCAGAGTTAAAACAATCCGTGAAAGCTGAAGGCGCACTTCCTGCGGTGACACAAAATAGTTTCACCCCAGACAGGCTTTTAACCGGAGGCGAATTAAAAGGCATTGAGAAGGGCGGAATTACCAAAACGATTAACAGTAATGCTAAGTCCGTGACCGACAATAGCCGGAAAATTGACACGGTAAACATTTATCCGAAAGAAATGATTACACCCGGTCAGTTAATGGAATTTCAGGAGCTGGGCGCATGAGTGAGAGCCTTTATATAGATTTGCTTATTCAGGGCGGTGATTTTGTTCTGAATACCGGATATGAACCTGAACTGTGTAATAACCGTAAAAGTATCGGGCAGGACATTATTCATTCCATTATTGAAAGTGGGCTGGCAACGGAACTGATTGCCGAACGCAGTCCAACAATGCGGGCGGATATTTTTACACGTATGGAATTACTGATTGAAGATGATGAACGGATTATTCCGGGAACAGTGGAAATCAGTGAGGAAAGCCAGAAACGATTATGGATAACGGCCAGCACCTATGACTTTGGCGGCATATCTGCGCAGGTGGATTTATGACGGAAAAACCGCAGGTTGATTTTGAGGAAGTGGTGAAGGCCAGCGGGATGCCGGTGACGGAATCTGAAGTGCGGGATCGCTTTAATGCGATTGCGGCTGAGGAGGGCATGATCACTAACACATCCCGCATGTCACCGTTCTGGCGGTTAATTACGGCCATTGTGACTGCGCCGGTGATGTGGCTGAAAGAGGTTCTGGTGTCCACGGTGCTGGCCAATATGTTTGTGGCCACGGCCAGCGGGAGCATGTTGCGCCTGTTGGCCTGGGCGGTGAACGTGACGGCGAAACCCGCCAGCGCTGCGCAGGGTGTGATCCGTTTCTTTAAGGAAGATGCCAGAGCCGTTGTGACGGTGAAGGCTGGAACGGTTATCCAGACTGAACGCATCAACGGCAGGGTGTACGAACTGGCGACCACGGGCGATGTGGTGATCCCTTCCTGCACGGCCAGCGCATTGCTGCCGGTGAAAGCCACCGGAGCCGGGGGAGCCTATAACCTTGCGCCAGGGTATTACCGCATTTTGCCTGTGGCCGTGGATGGTATCAGCCATGTGGCCAGCGAGGAAAACTGGCTGACGGTGCCGGGTGCCGATGAAGAAAGCGATGATGAACTGCGTGAACGCTGCCGCAACCAGTTCAACCTGGTGGGTAATTACCACACGGATGCGGTTTACCGTTCAATGATTGCCGGTGTTGCCGGGCTGAGTATTGACCGGATTTTCTTTGAGCATGAAGCGCCGAGGGGACCGGGTACCGCAAACGCCTATCTGTTGCTGGACAGTGGGGTGGCTTCCGCACCATTCGTGAATGCGGTGAATGATTACATCAACACGCAGGGACACCACGGCCACGGCGACGATATGCAGTGTTATGCCATGCCGGAAACCCTTCACGATCTGGCGGTGACGGTGTACGTCAGAAATCTGGCCAACCTGACAGATGACGAACGGAACAGCCTGAAAGCTGGCATTGAAAACATGATCCGCTGTGCTTTCCGTGAAAACGCTGATTTTGACGTCAGAAAGACGTGGCCATATTCGCGGTTTTCGTTTTCTCAGCTGGGGCGCGAGATCCACAAAACCTTTGCCCTGGCGGATTCACTGGCTTTTTCACTGGGTGACATTACCAGTGAGCTGAATGTGCCGCGCCTGAAGTCACTGGTGGTGAGTCTTGAAAATGAATGAGTTGATGAAAAAACTGGCCGGAATGGTGCTTCCTTCCTGGATGAATCAGGGGGAGCCGAAAAAGCTGCTGAAAACAGCCCGGCGATTCTGGGCGGAGGTTTATGGCTGGATAACCTGGCCGCTGAATCAGTTTGATCCGCTGACCTGCGCACCGGCGTTACTGAACCTTCTGGCTTATGACCGGGACATAACCCGCTTTGATGGAGAGCCACTGAGCCTGTTTCGTAAGCGTGTGGCGTATGCCTTTGTAAATGCGCGTGATGCCGGTTCCGTTGAGGGATTTATCAATATCTTTGAACGGCTGGGCATTGGATATGTGGAGCTGCGGGAGCGTCAGCCAGATATTGACTGGGATGTGATTCTGGTGCGTGTGACAGACAGCCAGATAGCGAACAACACACAGCTGCTTATCCAGATAATCCGGCAGTACGGGCGAACATGCCGCCGTTATCAGTTTGAGGTGATCACATCGGAAAAAATGGCTATCAGAGCCGGATGGGATCAGGGGGAATACGTGGTTTATCCGGCTTCGTTAGCAGGGACGGAAACCCGAAGCGCGACATTCAGCGCAGGTTTGTAAGGAGTTTTTTATGTCACAGACAGCTATCACGCTGGCGTTTGAACACTGGAAAGCGCAGCAGGGTGCGACCGGTGAGCCGGTGTTACTGGATGAATTTGTGTTTGCGAATGTGCCAGGGCTGAACCCGGATATTCCCGTTGATCGTAGTGAAGCATTGCCGCCTGCGGAGCAGATTGTGCATCGGCAGCCTGTTACCCGCACTGGCGTGGTGAATGAAAATGGCGTGGTGTATTCAGCCGTTCTGGGCGCTGACGTGGGCGATTTCAGTTTCAACTGGATCGGTCTGCTGAGTAAGGCCAGCGGCACCCTGGCCATGATTGTTCATGCGCCATTACAGCAAAAGCTGAAAACAGCGGAAGGGCAGCAGGGGAACGTGCTTACCCGTTCGTTTCTGATGGAGTACAACGGCGCACAGACTGAAACCGGGATTAATACACCGGCTGAAACCTGGCAGATTGACTTCACGGCGCGTATGGCCGGAATGGATGAACGCCAGCGCCTGGAAAATGCGGATATTTACGGCGCTGCGGCATTCTTTGGCGATGGCTGGCTGGTCGGTAAAACGGGGAATCAGTTTTTTGTCACTAAAGGCACCGGCTATGTGGCAGGGCTGCGTACATCACTGGCTGAAAATCAGAATATCACCGTGACGACAAAGCCGGTCAAAGTCTGGCTGGATGTGTGCTGGACGGGATCGCTTACCAGTGTCTGGAATGTTCAGAGCAAAATCACTGTCGCGGAAAACCTGGCTGATTACGTGCAGAACGGCGTACAGCATTACGTGTTTGCCGTGGCCAGAATTGACGAAAACGGGACTATTACAGATTTACGCCCAAAAGGGTCTCTGAGCGAACAAAAAGGAGAAGGTGATTTTCTGAGAAAGGATAAGAACCTTTCTGATCTGGAAGATAAAGCCAGTGCCCGCAACTCTTTAGAGCTGAAAAGTGCCGCACTTCGTGAAGTTGGCACCCGGTTTAGTGATGTTATGGAGGTAGGCGCAGGGAGATTACTTGCCGGAACTTACATCAACGCTGAAGAAGATGCCAAAAGTATTGGTGAGCGAGCTGCTACAGGTTGTCAGTTTATGCGAGCGCATCAGGCTCCCGATGCGCCAGATCAGGCCAGTTACTGGCAAATTATCACTCTTACTGAGGTCGTGAGTCCGACTTCCGTGGTGGATGTGCTGGCCATCAGTGGCAATAACGTATTGTTTGGTCATGGCTCAGGTGCGGGAATTACTTCGTGGCGCCATGTGGCGATGCTGGAAGGCGCTGCCTTTACAGGGGATATTTCTGCTCCAAATATGCGTAGTGGTAATTCTGTCACTATTGGTGATGGCACAGGGGGGATGGCCACAGGTGGCGTTGATGGCGCAGGTTTTAACGGCAATAACATGAATGTTAAGTCATGGGATGGCATTGGTTTTCAGAACGCAGCAGACCTTGCTATTCGCGCTTATATCAGCACAAAACTTGGGATCATCGCGGCCAGTGAATCTGTGTATGCAGGTAGCGCTAATCTGTATAAAAACGGTGATGTCTATGGTGACAAATGGAGCACCGGAAATGGTCCTAACTGGCTGAGTTTGTTCCTTGAACATCTTGATTCACAAATCAGAAATGATCTGACGACCTGGACAACGAATAATTTCCCAACGAAATCTGATGTTTCAGCCGCTCTTTCATTAAAACCAGGTCGTCAGTACATCACTCAGATCGGTGTTTATCAGAATGACAAGTCAAAGCCGTTCATGCTCCATGACGATAATTCTGGGGTATTTCTGGCAACCACGGGGATGCTGCCCACAGCAGGTTTGGGAGCTAATGGCTGGCACCGGGATAATGCAACCGGGCTGATTACTCAGTGGGGGTCAGGTGGTTTTTCCAGTGGGCAACGCATCAATTTTCCAGTTGCATTCCCGAATGCTTGTGGGGCAGTTGTTGCCAACGACACGGGGATAGGCACTCTTGCGATATCAACAACAGAACAGGATGCTGGCGGTTTTACTGTACGGGGATCCCAGGCAACCTTCGGACTCAGCTGGATTGCAAAAGGATATTAATATGGCAACGGTAGCTAAGGGTTATTCATATGTTTACGACGCAAAAACGAATGGCTTTTATGCGATTTCGCTTAAAGATAACTATGAAAAGGCAGATTCGTGGCCTGTTAGCGGCGTGAAAATTACTGATGAAGAACACAAAATCTTGATGGATGGTCAGTCTGCCGGAAAAGTGATTTCAGTCGATGAAAATGGCAAGCCAGTTCTTACTGATGCAGTGATTGATTATGTTGCGCTAGCGACAGTTGAGCGTGATAGACGTATGTCGGTGGTTACTGCCATGATCAGTCAGCGTGTCGATGCTCAGGATGATGGCGATATTACGGATGATGAACTGACTGAACTTTCAGAACTGCGAGAATACCGCGCAAAACTGCGCAGACTGGATTTAACTTCGGCTCCAGATATTGCCTGGCCGGAGGTGCCTGAATATGTGGCGTGAAGCGCGTCTGGCTTTTGCTGACTCACTGGCCGCGCTGAATTGTTCCGTTGTTCCGGCGCATCCGTGGATAAACGGTCTGGGGCAGCAGACGGATAACGGGGCATATCTCAGCCCGGTGAATGCCGTCCGCTATCTTGCTGAAAGGCTGGCCGGAACGAACGGGAATGCCGATGTGATGATCATGATGGTGACAGGCCAGACGCATGAGAATTTTATGACCCGCCTCAACGGTCTGGTCGATGTTTTCCCGGCACCGGCATTCACGCAGGTCAAGCGCCTGGCACAATCCGCTGCGGTGCTGGCCATCGAAAAAATGCAGATCCCCGCTAACGCCGGGGCGGGGTTGCCGGTGGCCATTCCTCTGTCTGTGCCAACCAGCAGGGCGGCATTGTCTGCGGCGGCTGTCAGCCAGGCACAAAAAGCGGCCAGTGCGGGGTTCAGCCTGGACGGATTAAAGCAGCAACTGGGTGAGTTCACACAGCTGCGCGACAGCATGATCAGTGATGTGGCCAGCGGGCTGAATGATTTGCAGGGGAAAAGTGCCAGAGCATGGGTGTTTACAAGCACCGGCGATACGGCCACCACGCTGCTGGAACTGGTAAAGGATATCCCGCAACCGTCTGCCGTCTATACCGCGGCGGTGATGCTGGTCGGTGACAATCTGGATGGAATAAAGGGAATGATTCATGACTTCGATCCCAACACTGGCGCTTAATGGTGAGGCTATCCAGCTGAAAAACATGCGCGTGACCGTATCGCAGCAGTTTCAGGATAAAGACCAGTCCGGCCAGACAAGCGCCACAACCAAATCAGAACAGGGGGCAAAAGGGAAAGAGCTGCGTATCAGTGGCGAAATTCCTTTTAAAAGCCCGGAGATCCTGAAGCGTATTTTTGAGCTGGCCAGCGCCACGGATGCCGGAGGAAATCGCCAGAAATACCGCGTGGCGCATGAAGTGGCCAGAGCCGTGAATTTCCGCGAGGCGACATTCAGCGGGACGCTTGATGCCCCGCAGCAGGACGGGAAAATGGCCTGGCTGGTCACGTTCACCCTGGCAGAACATATCAGCGTGCAGGAAAAGCGGGAAGCCAGGGCAACAGGCAAAACGTCTGCCAAAAAACAGACGGCCGGTAATGCGGGACAATCTGGCGGTCAGAGTGCCGGGGAAGATGAAGAAAAACTGACGTGGTTTGAAAAACGGGTGCTTAAACCCGTCAATGATGCTTTGGGTTAATGATGAAACCAGTTAAACGCCTGTACCTTTCAACGGATGAAGTTCACCTGGCTGATGCCAGCCTGGTGCTGGAGCTAAACAGCTGCGGCCGGGGATTTATCACTGCACAGACGACTACGGATTACACCGGGAAACTGGTGCGGCTGGATGTGGGGTATTCCGATCTGCTTTTGCGCTGGTTTACTGGTTATGTGGAACGCGCACAACCCGCCGAAAACGGCTTTCAGCGTCTGTTTGTGCGCGAGCTGGTTGGCATATTTGAAAGAATGTGGCCATGTTCATTTCAGCATCCCACTTTGCGCAAGGTAGCCAGCTGGCTGGAGGAAAACAGCGGAATTGCTGTTAGTGTGCCGGATGTTCCTTACAGCGATAAACCGATCCCGCACTTCACCCATAACGGCACGGGCTATCAGTTGCTGAATAACCTGGGCAGGGCGTTCAGTATCCCGGATTACATCTGGTACCAGTTACCGGATGGTTCCCTGTATGTGGGCGGTGCGGAAAAAGCGATGTTTGCCGGTCGCCCGGTCGATATTCCGGCAGAGTTCAGCCAGGGGGCTGCTGGCGGTAATTCCATTACGCTGCCAGTGATCCAGAGTTTGCGGCCGGGTGTGGAGCTGAACGGGGAACGCGTGACCAAAGTTCATCTTTCCAATGACACCATGGCTGTTACCTGGACACCCAGAAACCGCGCAACGGGTCAGCCATTACAGAAAACACCGGCACAGCGCCAGATTGAAAGCCATTACCCGGAGCTGGCTTCCGGGCTGCACCTGCCAAAGCTGGCCAGAGTGGTAGCGCCCAGCGAGGCGGTGAAAAGCGGTAATTTTGCCGATCCGTTCCGGCCGCGTTATGCCGTCGATGTGCAGCTGCTTGACGCAGACGGCAACCCGGATAACCAGACGCCGGTTTATTCTGCGGTGCCGCTGCCGGTACCTATGGCCGGTAATGATTCGGGTATGTTCCAGTTCCCGCCTGAAGGGACGCTGGTTGAAGTTGCGTTTACCGGAGGGCGCCCGGATAAACCGTTTATCCGGCAGACATTGCCGGATGGCACCAGTCTGCCGGATGTTAAACCCGGCGAGCAGCTGCAACAGCAGCGGGCGGAAGTGTCGCAACGAGTTACGCAGGCTGGTGACTGGGTGAGGCAGACCGATCAGACCATCAGCGAAACATCGATGGCGCGTACGGTCAAAGCCGACACGGAACAGCGCGAGCTGGTCAGCCGTGAAACAATGGTTAAAGCCACGGATAAGACCACGGTTCTGGGTACCTCCACCCTGATGGCCGGAGCCATTCAGCAGGTCAGTGCCGGTGATTATAGCCAGGCCGTGAAAGGCAACAGGCTGGCCAGCATTGAAGGAAATGACGAAACCGATATTACCGGTAAACAATCCACGAAAGTAGCCGGTGCCGTGGATGTTGATGTGGGGGGAGCCCTGACAGAAAAGATTGCCGCATTACGTAAATCGGTGGCGGCGGGCGGTCAGCAGATTATGGGGCCAACCGTCCATATTGGCAGTGAGAGCGTCAACACACTGACCATGATGCTGGACACCATTGATTTACTGGCAGAGCTGGCACAGCAATGTGCGAGCCATTCGCACCCCAGCGTTGGCACACCAACCAATGCCGGAGCATTTACCCAGACGGCAGAGAAGGCAGGAGAGACCCGCAATAAGTACCAGAAAATAATCGCCTAATCATCCCATCAGCCCGCGCACATCGCGGGCTTTGTCGTTTGCTCAGTTCCTTGTTAGGATTGTTGCGATAGGATTATTGCTGACTCAAAGGATAGGAAAAGGGATATGAAAAATTTCATTATGTTAGCTGTAGGCGCAGCAGTTTCATTCAATGTGTTAGCTGCTGAGGTTTTTACTGTGCCAACGGATACGAAGGCTAGCTATACGGTCTTAGAGAAGACGCGTACCGGTGATATGGCTACGATAACAACCAAGAGAGAGGGACCATCTGGAGTGTCATATTCTAAGCGCTTGTACGACTGTACTGCCTCGACGGTCAAGTATCTTGGAAGCGGTGACACTATCGAGCAAATGAATGGCTCGGCACCAGATCCAAATATGGCACCTATAATTGACCGTTCAATTGCATACTATGTTGGTCAGAAAGCCTGCCGATAACCATAGCTTCATATCGGTTGATATAAATAGAGTATTCCGCTAACCCGCATAACGCGGGTTTTTTTGTGCCAGTTAACAGGCGGCACAGAACGCACACTGTACGCATTGCAATGCTCGGATACCACACGAGACACCTCAATAGGATCAAATGCACAGCGAAGCACTGACGGCTCTACATGCTGACAAAAGAAATACTTCACAGACAAAAACGGCACTACACCGCACCCGCCTGCGGTTTATGGATCGATAAAATTTTTCAGTTTTCTTTTTCTACAAAACACCAGCTCGGGCAGCGCCAGTACTGGTGGCTTCACGAAGAAAGCAAAGTGAAAAGATTGAAAATAATTACAGCGCTTTTCAGTTTTAAGGATGCACAGAGGATCTAATGTAAAACAAAATATCTTTGATTTATATGGATAATATTCATTTTATGTGAGTTTGGATGGATCGTTTAGGCGGCAACAGAAAGCTGCTAATGGGGAGTTACGGGCAGTGCTGACGCAGGTTGTAGAGTAATTGAGGAAAACACAAAAGCTGAAAAATGTGCGCCGTTCTTCTTTTCGCAGAAGTGAAAAAGGCCAAAGCTGAATCAGCAACAAACTGATTAATCATCTTTGCTCATCTTGTACGTACAGTAGCCGCAATAACCATCATTATCCTGATCATCTTGATTAAGATGGGCGTCACAAAGTTTGCACTGTGAATAGTCAAGTTCCCCCCCGCACCAACGGCATGCTTGTTCGCTTATTACAAATGTGTGATGGTCGCAGCTGTAGCAAAGTTCATAAGTTGGATCTTCACCATCAGGCGGCCAATAAAAAAAAGCAGATTCGAAGGAATCGATTAATCGTGGTGCAAAACAATCTACGAACCCACACGCGACACAAACATATTCGAATTGATCTTCATCATTTTCAACAGTAAAACCATCTTCAATACTTAATGTTGAAGCCTTCAACAACTTGGAACCGCATTGAGCACATGTGCAATCTGGGACGAACTCAACCATTCCCTCTGGAACTCCTGCATCCAGCCAGCTTTGCTCGCATTCGGCCAATTGCTTAAGGTAGAACGTTCTGTGCTCTAGCATCGTGTCCCAAGCAGACCCTAGAACATCTTGTGGAAATTTATTCAACTCTTTTTCGATAAAGTCTGCCAAAACAGGGAATAAATTAGCAACAAAATCGGCTAGTTCTCCTAAGGTGTTTCTAGGGTGCAGATGTTCTAAATGATTGCGACAGTTATGTAATTCATCGACGACTTCCCAATCAACATGAATGTTAAAAGTACGAAAGCGAGCCTTTATGTGATGGACATCTATTGTTTTATTTTTTTGAAACTGTCCGTCTGGCTCCCATGTCATGCCTCCTATGCCATCTGGGTTCGGCAAAATATCTTTTGGTGGGATATGGATAAGCTGGTAAGCGTCTTCAGGACTTTTAACCGAATTGGCCAGTTTAAATTTAAAAAGAAGCATAACCCCAGCGAAGAGATTGCGAACGGAAGATAGAGAACGTGCGGGGTTACCGCCTTTATCAACAGATTTCTGGGAAAGCTCAAAATCTTCAATGCCCAGTTGAATAGAAAGCACCGCATTTTCGTAAAGTTTGTCAGCATCAAGAGTTAGGGGCTGGGCGGTATTAGGTTTTGTACTTATTGCCATAGCTGTTGCCTATGTATGAAGTGGAGTTACATCTGCCGCCATTTTATCGCCAATTGCGCGCTAAACATGATGTAACTTATTTATTTTAGAGGGATAAGATAGCAGATAACAAAAAACCCATCATCTTTAGAACATGATGGGTTTATAACTTGCTTATTCTTTTTTTTCATCCCACGATTCAAGAATAAACATAGTTAGTGTATGTGCAGCATTGATGGCTAATCGTGCGTGTCGGGGCTTGAGATTGTAAATTTTTCGTCCTGCGCCATGAGCTGAACTAGCATGAGTTCTTAGCGAGCCGATACCATCGGTGAGAGAATATAAGCCGCTCAAAATGCGTTTTAAGTCCTCATCTTCTACCGCTTTAGTGTCAAGACCTAAATGTTCACGAACGGTCTTCCACAAGCCCTGCAAATCCTGCTTCGCAGGAATCGGTAGGTTTTCATCTGCGATAAAAATTTTAAAAGTTGATTCTAATATATTACAGGCTGCTGATACTGCTTCTCTTGGGTCAGTATGCAAGTTTTCTAAAGCCCTTGCGAATTCCATTTCTACTGCTGGAGTATTACGTTTCTGGATAGCTTCTTTCAAGGAAAGGGATGCTAGTGATGCTCCATCAGTAACGTAACCGCCAGTCACATAGCTCAGCCCATAACGACCAAGTAGTTCCGGCATTTTTTTTACAAACTCAACTTTCTTTTTTTCCCACTCATAGTATGGATTGGCGGGTAACTCTGACTCCATATAGTTTTCGATTAATCGACCAAGTAAAACTAATGGTTCATCAGATTCTTTATTAATACGCCTTAACCATTCGAGAGCTTTAACGTGCTTAGATCCTTCGGGTGGCTCCCCTGGCGCATCAGCATAGGCAAACAAACTATCCAAACTAGCATGGGTTTCAGTGCTAGCAGCGAAGTCAGCTACAACAGATATTACAGGTTGAGGTATTGGCCGTCCCAT